CAACGTCCTTTAGCGATTGTTTCTGCACCGAGAAGTGCAGCGGTTACATACGGAAGGGCTAATTCCCCCGCATAAGTATTGACTGATGCGTCAATGTCGAAGTTGTACTTCTTGTTTAATGATAAATTCATCGATGAGAATTTTGAATGATGTGTAGCGCACGGTCTACTCCTGATAATTGTGTAATATCTTTCTTCTTGTGCTTTGAAGAAAGGTTAGTTGGTGAAACATTAACGCCCGATTCTGCGGGTACGTTTTCTAATGCTTCAAGTCTTTTGCTTATAGATGTAAACGCTTCTTCTAAAAGTTCGCTTAAATCTTCTTTTGGTGTTTCCGCTTCCATTTCCACCTCAACTTCGGGGGTGTAGATGTCAGAAACAACTTGAGCGATGGCATCCCTTACTGATTCCTCAAGGTCAGGGAAACGCTCTGCTAATACATCGCGTACTTTGTCGTAGTCCATATCTTCACGAACATCTTCCGCTTCGTCATCGATACCATCACGGTATCCTTCTTCTTCTGCTTCGGGGATTGTTTCCAATTCTACCTCCACTTCGATTTCTTCTTCTTCGTCAACCTCGAAAGAATCCATACGTGATTCCGCGTTTACGATAACCTTGCGACCATCTTCTAAAGTGTAAGTTCCCGCATCAAGTTTAACGGTGCTTCCGCTATCGTCTATAACACGAACGTCTACACCTGGTTCAAAGGCATCTGCTTCGGTTACAAGTACACGGCCGTCGTCTATTTTGACTTCGGCGTAGAGATTTGTTTTTGGTAATCCCATAATCTCACGGATTTTTTGAATAGTGTTCATTTTGTATAGCTTTACAACCTAAAGAATAGTTATTTCAATTACGTTTATTTTACCCGTATTTAGCACGGATCGTTCCGCATACTTTCTCTGCGATTTCTTTGCTTCCATACTCCGCAGTTTGTTCCCTTACACACTTATCCCAGTCGTAAGATTCTAAGCGATAGTTCGCGGTGTAGAGAGTTTCGCCGTTTAGTTTTACTTCTTCAAACCCCGACACATCGTGAAACATCTGCCCCCATAATTCCGCCGTCCTTTTGCTATCAAATAGCGGCTTATCATTCAGGAACGAACTGGGTTTTAACTCGTCTAAAATGATGGCTTTAAGTTGCTCTAAAATCTCTTTATCTTCGGGGCAGTTTTTACACAGCTTTCCTTTCATCATTTCAACCAACCTATCAGTAAAATATCCTTCCACCGAGAAACCGCGAACGTCCTTTGCTTTCACTTTATCCCAAACATCAGGGTTGTTAACTTTAACGGATAGCATCCAAGTACCCATAGGTAAATCAAAGCCATACAAAGCCGCCTTATCCATCTTCTTATCTTCAATTAACCAAGATTCTACTACCGTTACCCCGTCTATTTTAGATTGATGTTCTAAGGTGCTTTCGTTGGTACGTGCTTCTTGCATAAATAACTCCATTGCGTGACGCACCGTTTCCTTTGAAAAGAAAACATCGTATTCTTCATCGTCTTCATCCAACCGAAGAATTAACTTTTCGGGTATCAAGGCAGGACCTATTAACAACCGCTTCTCGTCATCGGTTGCAAACTGCATCTTCTTGTCTTGGGTAGCCGATAGGTACACCCAATTTTCTTCGATAGCGGGAAAACGAACTAACGATACCGCCTCTATTCCCGTCAGCTCGTCTTCGTCAATTAATAACTCTACTTGTTTTCTCATAATGGTAAGAATATATTTGGTGTTGTCGTTTATTTATAGTGAGGATCGGTTCAATAATTCTTGTTGTAAAGCGTCTGCGTCTGCGATATTGTTTTGTAGTACATAGGCTTGAACTGCGGGTAGTTCTAAAGCACCTTCCCCGAAAGAATCAAAAGATGGCGTTAAGGCAAGTTGTGTTGAACCACCGCCTCCACCACCACCCGAAGATGTACCTACCGAACCTGATGACGCACCCGCTTGATTCATTACGCCCTTAATAGAAGCGAAAGAACTTAATACCATACCTATCATAGTTGCGGTGAATCCTGGCGCAGTAAACGCCGCTAAAGGTCCAGTTCCCGTAGCGGATTGCATAGCACCACGATAAGCCTCTGCCATTGCTATTCCTTGATTTACTAAGATTTGTGATATGGCTAACCTCTTTTGCCCTTCTTCGGTTTTTGCCATAGACTTTAAAGCATCAAACCCTGCCGCTACTACCCCAAGTCTTGCAGCACGTACCGCATTGGCTGCTGCCTTTTCTGCATCTGTTAAAATCTTTAAATCTTTCAGACGTTTTAACTTGGAATCATCTTCCGCTTTTCCCATAGTATTTAGGTCATCCAAGAAAGTTGCCATCTGAGCTTTCTTTTGAGATGCGTCTTGCGTCAGCATAGTATTTAACTTGTTATTCAAAGTCGTTTGCATCTCGTTAGATTCCGTCCTGATATTAATAAGGGCAACTTCTAAATCTACGAGCTTTTGTTGGTCGGCTTCTGTGTTTTCAGTTAAAGCCATTTTCGCTTTCTGAATATCAACTTCCTCTTGTGCTAACCTTTGGCGTTCTGCCATTAAACCTTTCTCAATATCGATAGCTTTTTGTGCTGCCTCTGTTCGTTCTTCTAAACTTTTTGTAGTGTCTTCTGCTATTAAGTTATACTCCTTTATTTGCGCCCTTCCTTCGGCAAAACCTAAAGCCAAATCGCGTTGGTCTTTACGTAACTGGATAGAACGTTTTGAAAGTTTATCAGTTTCACTAATCGCTTCCCCAATTTCATCCACTAATTCAGTAAGTGCAGGAACAACATTTTCGACAATAGCACCTACCGTTTCGATGGCAGCCCCTAATGGTGTGAGTTCCATAAACAATCCCTTCGCACCTTCGGTGGCATCACCTAAAGCACCTGAGAAGTCACCCGCAAATAGCTTCACAAAAGCAGAACCCAATAACCCCACCGACTTTACTACCTCGTTAAACTTATCTATGAAGTATGTTTTAATCGTACCCCATAAATCCTTTATCGCTTGTTCGGGTTCGGTGAATACAAATATAATCTTCTCGCCTAAAGTCGAAGCTACATCCGTTAATTTGGCAAAGATTATCTTTACCCCCGCCATAGCTATCTCTAACTTCTCTGCTCCCTTTTGTGTTTGGGTAAAGTATGCCACCAAAGAACCCACCGCTATCACAAGCAACCCGATACCCGTAGAAGCTAAAGCAATCTTAAAACTTTTCATTCCTAAGATGCCCTTCTTTATCCCGCTTCCAATAGACTTGAAAGAAGATATTGCGCCGCCCGTCATTCTATCTAACGCACCCGTCGCGGCATCAATATTCCCGCCAAGGTCTTGGGTTTTGTTATCTATTTTTGTTAGGTCAGAAGAAACCTTTCCCGTTCCTTTTATCGTTACTCCTACATCTATTCTTTCAGCCATTGTTTCTTGCTTTTATTCCTTGCTTTACTTTCTTCCAAAAACCCTTAAATCCCGTGTACTGGTAATACCCGTAAAGGATCAAAGAGTAGTTATCTTTTATCACTTCCCTTTCTTGTGCTAACTTTAAGGTGTAGGGCATTGACTTACCCACGTTGTCGATGTATTGTTTCATTAATCTTGTTCTAAAAAGTTCCCGTTTTCAGTTTCTAAATACCCCATATTTTCTTGTAATATCAAGTCTGAATTAAAGGCGGTATGTGCCGATAAATCCACGAACGTAGCCGATACATCCAAGTGCCACGCTACCACCGTATCAACCGTTCCCGTTAGCGTTATAGCTACCCCGAAAGAGTCGTTAGGGTTGAAGCCTGCCCGACCTTTAGCGGAAGCTACATTTACCGTTCTCGTTCCTACATCGCCGTCATTTTGTGCAAAGTCGGTTTGTTCGCTTACTGAAGTGGTAATTGTTCCCGCGATATTCTTAGAAACTGCCGTCCACACCTTGAAAGACGTAGAACCATAAGAACCCGAAGTAGTACCCGAATCCGTTTGGATAGATAGCGCACGAATGATAAATCTACACATCATTCCCACCGCTAAAGAAAAACTTCCGCTTTGAGAAACGTTACCATCGGGGGTAGCTAATACGGGAATAGAAGAATAACTTGTGGCATAAAAGACAAAATCTTTATTTACCGAAGGGGCAGCACTTAAAACGTTAATTCCACGAATGGAATGTTCCCCGATTATAGGGTTCGTATCTATTACGCCTTGCTTTTTAATAGAGTTAAATCCACCTACGCCCGTTAGATAGCTTTTACCTTGTACCCATTCTAAATTCGGGTCACCCTGGGTAGGCTTTGTCCCACCTCCACCTCCACCGCCAGTATTCCACAAGCAATCGTCACCGTTCCAATATAACCCATTTTCTTCACAACACGTTTGAGTTCCCGAAGATGTCGTTCCGTCTAAGGGGTTGGTAAATATCACATTCCCGTTTGCCTGATATGCCGTTAAGTTTAATTCACATCTTTTATATGGGTCGGGTAGAACTAACGAAGCAACCTTTTCTACCTTTTTCAATAGCTGAACCTTAGAAGGAACGCCCGAAAAGGGTTGGTAGTTACTTATCTTTAAAACCCGATACGAAACGTTTTCTATTTGTATCTCGTCATTAAAACGAAAGTTAAATATGTCAGAAGGGTTAAGCATTATACTACACTCGAAAAGTCGTGCTTCGTCTGAATAGATAGATAGAAGGAACTGCTGATAGTATCTTGCGAAGTATCCTTGATTGCTCGGTGTCGTTCCAAATACAGCACTATAAAATGAAGGTACTATGGCAAATTGCCAAAGCAACATTGGGGAATTTATTGCCATCGGTTGCCCTGAGTTATAGAACGGAAGACAAAGAGGGTAATATGTAGAGTTTAAATCGCCAATAAAAAACGAATTTCCACCCCCTAACGTCTTCAACCCGTTATGGTAGAATAGTTTTGGGGTTGCATCGGATACGGGTCCTTCGGTATCGGGCGAATACTCCCTTGCTATTAAGAAGTCATTTACATCGCTGATAGATGAATCGTTAGAGTGGGGAATCTTTTGAACATTAAACGGTGCAAATAGTGGCTTATTTTCTAACGTGCCGTCTACAAAATCTCCTCCTATTTCTTGTCGGTATTCACCTATAACGTGACCCAATAGGTCTTGTTGTTTGGTGTTTATGTTGGTCTTATCCTCCGCATCGTGGTAATGTATTATCTCTTTCTTTAATGTATCCGTGCTTGTTATCTCACGACTTTGTGAAAGGTCTAATTTCTGCGTCCAGTCTTTATGCGTTCCTGCATCTAAATAGTCTTGCCAAGGTTCTATCGTTAACCTCATCGGGTTATCAGGATCACATACCACGCATAAGTTAAATCGTTCTACTATGTCACGCACGAAATCCGTTTGTAAGATGTCGGGCATATTGTACGGAATACTTGCGTACCCGTTTATCAAGTTTGAAGCCTGAACAATAAAAAAAGTTCCTTCTGACATCAACTTTAAAGTACCTCCTACTCCTGAAACGTTAGCCGTTACATAAACGCTTAATGTATTACCCGCTACTAACTGCCCCCCCCAATCAACATTTACCGAAGTTAGTATTGTATCGCCTCCACTTGTACCAACTAAAGGTTGTTCTACGGAATTATCTATTCCCACCCCAGTAAACCACGAACCACCCGCCACCGTTACTTTAACCGTAGCACCCTCACCTATAATACAATTAGTGCTGTCAAAAGAAGCGGTCATTTGACCAAAGTACAAACCGTCATCGGGGGCAGTAAAGGTATATTCCGTAGTGCTATAATGGTTTCCTTCATCAAAGAAATTTGAAGGATTTGCGGGTGTTCCTAACCCTACCCCTGAATCTTGATTTAAAGGTAATATAGCAGCCGCATCACCTGGATTAGTTCCTGCACTCGTCCACGTAGCTATTGTGGTAGCATCGTTTTTTCCTGCTAAAACTCCTTGCACACCCCTTGTCGCTAATACTTCCCTATCTGACCCTAACGTCATAAACAACTTTGTAAAAGCGGTAGTGTCTAAAAATGGACTGGAAGCGGCATCTATTGAATACCCCGCTTCGTTTATTATCTTCTCGAATAAGTGTTTGACATTAAACGAAGGTTTGAGCTGATATGGTTGTAGATAATTTGCTACCGCCAGCCCTTTTAGAACCGTTGAACTCGATTGATAGTGGATAAAGTTATAGGGTTCGGTATGCCCGTAGTCTATAATTGGGAACATCACAACACCCGCACCTATCGTTCCTTCCGTTACGTCTTGGGTTAAATCAAAAGAAGACTTTATATTAGAGTCACTTAAAAAAACGTCATAGCTTTGTACTATGTTATTTGATGAATCACGAAAAGCATCTATTAGTTTCAAGTCGGCTATGTCCTGAAATAGATTTGCCTCTAACCCAAACACGACAACTTCGTATTCTTCGTCTTGAAGGTAAATCTTTTTTAGTTGAAGTGACCCCTGAATAATCGGCACACCGTCCATACGGATTTCACAATATGCTTTTCGGTGAATATCGTACTTCGGAACTTGTGCATTGTTTACCGCTTGGGTGTCGATATTTATGTCGTAGTAATGTCCGAAGAACTCCGAGTTAATATTCGAAAAAGGCAATCGAAACGTTTGCGAGAATGGACTGAACCGCCCCATTACGTCATCCCCTTTACCAACTTGGTACGTTAAAGAAATTGCACCAGGGTTAGATACATCTAAAACATAAGAATCACCAACCGCATCATTCGTTGCTTGTGGCGTTTGTGCGTATGCTATTAATTCAATCATCCTTTGTATGTTCCACCTTTAGTCGTAGGGCGTTCTTTTGCGTACTTGAATTTTACTTGATAGATAAAAGGCGAACGTTCGTTTACATTCTTCTTTTGTATGAAGCTCGTATCGGTGATAACGATGGGGGTAACGGTTGACCCGTTTGTACCCAATAGGAAGACGTTAGGCGATAGATAAAGTGTTTCTAATAGGTCAACCTCATTTTGGTTAAAGATGTCGCTATTCGCTACCATTTCTTGTGTAGCGTTAATCTTAGAAATCCTTGTGCCTCCTTGATCCCCTCTAAAGTTAAAGTCTTGGTTTGCGTCTGCATTATCCCAGTTACCCGCTACTTGGTCGAAGGTCTTTCGTTCTATGCTTCCCGTTGTCCTTTGGTGCAATAAACTAAATGCTTGATAATCCCAACACCCAAAAGAGTTTTGCCACGCTAAAGTCACGAAGTTGTAGTTGGTATCGCCATACGTACAATCTGAACCTACAACTGTGTATTGGTAAACGCATGAAGCCGCTGTAGCTTTGTTTGCGTTACTCGGAACGGTAGTTGAATCTTTCATAAAAATGACCTCGTAATATGCTACCGTACCCGCTACAAAAAATGCTGCAAATGCTGCTATTGTATTTTGAGCTTTTAAGTTGTGAGGACCTACCCCTATGTATTGAAGTCTTCCTGCGTCCGTTGATACACTTCCAGGTGCGATGCCCCCTGCGGTAGCTGCCGTAATAAAACCCGAAGCTAAAAGAGCATCGCTTGAATTATACAACCCTACCCACGCAGAAACTGCTCCCGAAGATTGTGGTGCTGATCCATCCATTCCTACCCCTAAAGTTCTCACTTCGTTAGATGTTACATCTTGGTGAACAACTGGTATTTCTGATGCAGTAGTAGAAGTAAAGTTAGGGTTTGTATTTCTATCACTAAATACTTGTTGTGTGTAAGCAGTAGGTATGTAAGTGGTAATCCAATTTTGAGCCGTTAAAAAATCTTCTATTCCCATATCCCAAGTAGTAGGTCTTCTTAAACCTGCCGACATTATACACGATATGTAGTAACCCGTTTCTTCGTTTAGGTGTTCGGTGGGGTTTGTGGTTGCTGAAGTAGAATATTCTTCACCAAACTTTAACTCTACTTTGCGGTAGTTTTCCCCGTTGTTACTACTCCAACTTTCACTCGCAGTATTTACCCCTAACTTATGTATCGTTTTATCGTAGATTTCATTTGTAGAAGTTCCTTGATCCGCTTTCGTTATCGCCATCCAATCTTGAATAAGTTTATCTACGCGAATCACTCCTGCCCCTGCACCATTTGGGTACACTTTCACCCGTGAAACCATTACCGCACCAACGTATAAATCAGCTATGTATCGGTACTTGAAATTAGATGCAGATGCTTGTTCGGTGGAAGTTAAGACATACATAAGTTGTTCAAACGCCCCGTGAACATAACTTGTATTCGGTTGTTGTTGGATTGTCATTCCCATTATTTCGCTTCTATATTTTTATTAAGTGATAAACTTTTTCTTATTGCGTCGGCTATGTCTTCACCTATCGCTAACCCTAACCATTTCATCGCTTTCGGTTTAAGCCGTTTTAAGGTATCCGAAATAAAGAAAGTAGGCTTCAACCCTCTATGCCATATCGCGTTCGAAATAAGGTACACTAAAGACTTACGTGGGGTGAATCTTCCTTGTGCATCGCGTGTGCCTTGTAGGTTCTTTTGGATAACCCATTTATCTATCCCGCCACGTAACCCCCTCGTCTTATTCGCGCCATATTTAAACGGCGATTCAGACTGCCTTGCGAAGATGTTTTTACTTGCCCCTTGTACTCCCTTATCTACGAACTCCCAGTAGTGAACTTGTGGTGTGATATTCACATAATACCCATCCGAATCTTCTCCTACAATTACGGGGATAGAATCATACAACGCACCCGTGTTAACTTTGTCTTGCATACGTAAAGAGATACGCGCGTTCTTGCGCCACATCTTACCTATCTTCTCAAGCATTTTGTTAAGGTTAGTCATTGGGTAGGTTTTACCCCCTATTTCTATCGTAGGTTTAGACATCAGCTATAAGGTGCGATACAAAGGTTGTTCGAGTTTGACACCTCAATAGAAAAAGAACCACTCCATCCCGTCAGTTCGTTATCGAATCGTGCCGTAAAAGGTGTACACGTTGCGGGTAGTTCAAACTTGTAGTCGTTATCTACCGTTGTGTTGCTATTCGCTAATGACTGAATAAACATATCGAGTACATCGTGAAGCAGTTG